ACCAATCCTTTAATTTCATTAATACTATTGTTTCACCCCTATCTTCCCTGACCATAACTAAATCACAATTACCAAAGGCTAACCATTTGGGGATACTCCTTCTTCTTTTAGCTTGTATCTTCAATTTCTTCTTATCTTTTTTAGCTAATATGTCCACATCTTCCGTATAACCCATACTTCTGCCATCTGATCCCCAAGCCCTTTTTACGTCATACCCTGCTTTTTGTAACTGGGTGACCAGTTCTCTTTCATATGAGTTGCCCTTACTTTTTGACTTGCTTGGCATCATCCAACCCCTTAAACACGTTTGTCAATACATCATTAACGAAATCCTTGACCTTAAATCCATTAGCTACGCATAAAGACCTGATCTTAATGTGAAGATCATGCTCTATGGTGATTCTATGTCTTGTGGACAACTCTGCCCTACTGCTACCCACCGCATTATATTTAGGATTAATTCTGCTGATTAGCTTTTCTTCCAGGGTATGCGCAGCACCGAAGGTTATCATGGGTTTAATCTTCACATAATCCCAATCCTTTACATCGTGTGAAGAAAATCTCTTTCTAATATCTTTTGAAGCGCCAATGTAAATCACTTCACCATCTTGATACATGACATAACACCCACACACGATAGGCACATCATTTCTGGTTTGATAAGTGTTCCAATGTGTCATCTTTCTTTTTCCAATAAATTATCTATCCATTGTTTCGCTACACTAAGAAGCATAGCCACTATAAATAGACCAATACTCCACATCAAAACAGCAACACCTAACACTAATAGATTGGCGATCCATTCTGCTATATCAAACATTATCATAGTCTTTTCTCCAGTTCGTTTAGTAAGTCAGTTTGAAATTCATCCTGTGAACGCTCTATTCTGTTAAGTCGAAGAATGATAGAGATAAACATTAGCAGCATCATCAGAACAAATGCTTCCCAGCCGAGAATAAAGGTAAGATCGTCATTAAATAATGATTGGAAATAGTATTTCATATTAAGTACCCCACTAACATTCCAATTAAGACTCCAAGCATGGCAGTTCCAACACCGAACCAATACATGACTCTACCTAAATGAAATATCCTTTGTTTTATTGTGTTCATTTGATTACTCCTTTCTTATTCACACCTCACCTCGGTGGCATCCACCAGGTCGCTCAACCATTCTTGTCACACATCTTTTATAGATGTATCATTCTGCACTTTAGGTGAGGCGTAAAATTCTCTTTCCATCTCATCGAGCCTGTCTTGGAATTGCTCAACGATCTTTTCTTTCTTCTTGTCTCTATTCTGTGCTGCTGATTTAAGGGTGCGAGATAACCCTTCACGGATCAGCATTAATTCTGTTGGATGTATTTCCATTATTTCTTCCATTCTCTGCGTGACCAGGATGGTGTTATGCTTTTCATTGCCGCCTCCCACACCGCCTGGTAATACCATTTCCCATTCTTTGCGAATACTTCATCTCGCATTTTCAGCATTTCTTCTTCAGATGGTGCTTCCCATGTCATATAATCGTCTTTACTCAGGTGTGACATTTGTTTCATGCGCTGACTCCATTTTGGTTGAGATTGAATAAATTTCTTGGACTGGTATCAGGTAGCATCGCTTAGGAACAGTGTCACCTTTCCCTGTAATCACCCGTTGCTGATACCCATTTTCTATAATTAAGTCTTTAATGGATTCTGGTAATACCCAAATAAGGTTTTCACCATTATAAAACACCCATATATCCGCTTCTGTTGACAGGAGTGCGGATTTCTTTCCATACATATATACTTCGATGAGAAAATTGCCTGTTTCCTGAGATTTCAGGTCAGACTTGACTTCGATTCTTGTATTCGTCATGGGAGAATACAGATCAAACTGGTGAAATTTTCCTGGTATAGGTAGGGTAAACGGATCAGTCTCCCTGACCCTATCCAGTACAAGTTGCTCTACTTTTTTTCCGTAGAGAAGTGCTTCGTTAAATGCAGGCATGGTATGTGGCTCATGTCTAAAATATTAGTTAAGGATTGCAACACATTCACATGGTTCAAAATACTCTTCAGAAGTCAAAAAGTATCCATTGTCGAATGTATCAGTATGTATATGTCCACCGCTTCCCGAACAGTCTTTACATGAAATATCGGAATATTTCCCGCAATACCTACCCTGTTCTGGGACAGACATATCTTCAAACTGCTTAGGGCGGTGTAAAACCCGCCCCTCGCATCTTGTCACGATCACTTTAGAAAGGTAATTCATCTTCCTGTTTTTTTGGATCGTGGGGTTTGAAATCGCTCACCTTTAGGGCAAGGTATTTTTCACCTTTCTTACTGGTGTTAGACCAAGCAGAGAGAGAAAAGTCTTTCCCGTCTATGTTGACCTTACCAGTCATGTTTGGATGCTTTTCAGTCTTGCGCTCTTTCGCTTGAAATAAAGCACCCTTGTTTGTGTTGTCATACGTCATTACGCTGACTCCTCTTGTTGTTCCTGTGCTTCTTTTAAGCTGAAGGTGGTAGGGAGTTCTGGTGGAAAGGACGGCACAGGGTAATTATTCGCCCAATCCGATACAGCCACCACCTTGTTCCATGTTGAAATGTCTGGCTTATATTTTTTAAATGTGTAATTCGGTTTCTTTCTCCAACCAGACTTGAGATATAAACAGGCAAGCCCATCTAACTGGTGGTCTGGGAAAATAGACTCAAATAAGACTTTATAACTTGTAAGCTGCAACTGATGAGCGTCATATGACTTGCCAGTTTTGAAATCAATCATCCATCGCTCTTCAACACCTTTCTTATTCACAATCTTTACCACCCAATCTGCTGTACCCGCCCAAGAATGGAGTTGATTCCCTTCATTGTCTGTGGCGAGATCGTACATACAGATTTCTAATGCTTCTGTAATGAAATTCCCATTTTGGGAAATATCTTCACAGAACTGCATAAAACTCATCATATACTTCTGTACTTCTCTGGTCACGGTAATGAGTTCACCAGTTTCCTGGTTGAGCCATTTTGGCTCTTTCAGGAAATCCACTTCTATACCACGCAATACACGCTCACAGTAATCATGCACCATAGTTCCTATCAATGCTCTGTAATTGCCATACTCCATTGCGGCATCATAAGATGGTGATCCACCCAACCATTTATAGAATCCTATTCCTTTATCAATCACATTTTCAATAGTAGTGGATGACCGCTTATAAATCTTCGGTGTATCGGGAAAATGTTTGTCCCAATAGGAATCTGTTGCACCATACCACCTGACACCTGAGAGATCGTGTCTCTCTACTGGTATTGGAGTTTGTAGCAGTTCTACTGCTTCTTTTTTCTTTGTGGCTGCCATAGTATTGGTTTTTTTGGTTTACGTTTTAGAAAAGCGGGTTTCGATGCTTCATAGAGCAGTTCTTCTATGTTCTGCCTATCTTCGATGATTGTTTTTTTCATGGTTTTTTTAGTACCTCTGTTTCTCTTGCGATGTTGGTGGAGTATGGTTTTACATTCACCAGTTCACCATTCTCATCATTAACAAAGTGTCTCTCCCATTTTACCCGAATACTGCCTACACCTATATTTATAACCTTACCAAAACGACTCAGTTCTGGATCAAGTTTGTTAGACAGGATAAACCCGTCACCGATCTGTAGGTTTTTTAGTTTCATTTAAGTATTATCTAATGAAATAGCTTTATCTAAGTAATACCTGCGAGTACGATAACCTAATTTAATTTCTTTTAGTTTACCGTCTTTGACCCAGACTCTTATAGTTCTTGGATGTACTCCAAGAATAGAAGCCATCTGTTGTGTTGTATATAGTTTTTGTTTCATTGCTACCTTATTGATTAATTGAATAAATCGTACAGGTAGTATATGAATTTTTATAATCTAATACAAGTTATATTTGTAATGAAAGGTAATTTATATATATAATAAAGTATAAAGAGACAGAGTAAGTCACACTCCATCGAGGAAGATTGGCTATTAAATAGTTTGTGTCATTTTATACTTTTCAACAAACTCTTTTGGATTGCCCTTCCCAAGCTCAGTATTATAGTATTTCTTCCAGTAATCTCCCATCCCTTCTACAGTTTCTGGAAGTTTTTTAGGGACTCTCCGATACTTTAATCTACACATAATAATTGCATAGGCGATATTGGTTTCTAATAGATCAGATAAAGTTTCTTCTGTTACTACTGGATGGAATAATGACACATGAACATTGGCAGCTACAGCGCATTTCCTGGTAGTTTGTGTTCTATATTTTAAATAATTATCTATGGTGTCTTTTGCACCAGTCATCCCTGGTTCTATCTGCCACCAACTGCGGGCTATCCCGCCATTCCACTGTTTTAAATAATCGTAGTTACTCTCTATTAAGCCAGTTCCAAAAATCAAATCCTCTGCTTCTTGGCTGAACATCCCAATTTGTTTTAGGACTTTCGATATTAATTCTCGAATCTGTTTCTGTTTTCTCGCGTTCATACCTTAGTACCTTATAAGAAATGATGTAAATATGATTGTTATTTTCAATTCTTGACTCGTTTTTCTCAATGACTGTACCCTTTTCCCAGGTGAGATAAAGAGCAGCTAACAAGCCAATAATACATAGTCCGTAAGTAGTTAAGTTCCGCATTATGTTTAATTTACTGCACTACCCACAATCCTTTCAACTCCATCAGAATTTATCTAATACTTTTTTTACTTCAGCGAACATCTGGTCATCTTTCTTTGTGGGTGTATATTTTACGACTTTACCAATAAACCAAATTATAGCACCTTTCATGCCGTGCTTCTTGACTTTCTTTGCAATATATCTGTCAATGTATTTTGATAGCATACTCATGATGTTGCTTCCTTGTCATTTTTTGA